ATGTGTTTCGCGGCAAAGTGCAACATGGCGAGGGGTATCACTGATGCAACATTCTCTCTGGAAACGCCTGATGTGGCTGGTCATCCTTTGGGGCGGCAGCGTGTTGGCGCTGGCGGCGGTGGGCATGTTTTTTCGCCTGCTCATGACTGCGGCGGGGTTTAAAGCGCATTAAGCGGACACCTCGCCGGATGTCGGCTTTGGGCCAGGCGTTAACCGGCGGAAATAAATACCAACACAAAGGCCCGGTAAACGCCACCGGGCTGATGTCGCAAAGGATTAAGGTTTACGCTTCGGCAGCGTTTTCATCGGATCTTCCGGACTGACGGAACCCACCACGCTGCCCGGCAGCGGCATTTTAAGAATGTGATCTTTAATCTTGCCGATAACGTGCATTTCACACGGGCGACAGCCAAATTTCAGCGTCAGCACCTCATCACCGTTGACCAGTTGCATTGGCGTCGCTTTCCAGCTTTTGATGTTACCTTTCGCCTGTTTCGGGCAAAGATTAAAGGCAAAACGCAGGCAATGCTTGGTGATCATCACAGGCACATCGCCCTTTTCTTGATGCGCTTCATACGCCGCGTCGATCAACTGTACGCCATAACAATGGTAGAACTCACGCGCCTTCTGGTTATAGACGTTTGCCAGAAAACTCAGATGCGTCTGCGGGTAGACCGGCGCGGGATCGGAGGGGGCGGTTTGGGAAACGGAAATTATTGTACGTTAGGAGCATTTTTTAATCGATACTGATAAGTAACTGATTGATTTATCGTAATCAGCTATTGCCTTTAAGTTATTGCTTTTCTCTTATCGCATTTAGCTTATCTCATTTCCCTAAAGGTCTGCCAAAGACCGTATAGCGTTGGAGTACACCCTACCGCAATAGCGCAACCGTACAATATTGTACGTTTCCCAAACGAAGCCCAGGATCTCCGATATCCTCCGTTCAGATAAGTCAGAAATGGAGAACGCCGACGCCAATGATATGATCGAAATGCAGATGTATACCGCGAAGGATGACGGTGAACGTCTGGCAATGATGCAGGTTCAAATGGATAAGGCGAAAGCCGCGCAACGCGCTCGCCAGAAAGAACAGGCTACTATCGACCTTCAGAACTACATCAAGGCGCAGCACGCAGCTGGTGAGGATGTGGAGGTACTTACCGCTGAATTAGAGCGAAGCAAAGCGGAATTTGAAAAGACCACCGCCGAGGTAGCTAAATTCAAACAGGCGGTAATGGCCAAAGCAGCTGATAACGCAGACTGGAAGGCCCGCTGGGGGAGTGTCCATCACACAGACCGTATGTTGTTAGCACAGTATCGCGCGTCGTTGAAAAGCGCCATTCAGCGCAAGGCTAATATCTCTCAAGCCATCTCCCGCTATGAGAAATTACTGAACCGTACTCAGAAGGCCGCGACGGATATCAAACGCCTGCGCCCGCTGGTGGAGGATGCAATAAATAAAGGCATTCTGGATGTTGATCCTGACCTGGTTAACCATGCGAGTGAGTTCCTTGTTATCGGCGATCGCTCATGGCGTGTAGGCCAATACTACGATTGTGCCGGTGATATCGTTCGCATTAAGTCGCTGGACTTCGACAGCCAGCGCGCAGACGTGGAGATCATCTTTACCTTCAAAGGCACCAAATCGGGTAACTGGGATGTGAAGACGCTGGATAACAGGTGGATGTAACTCCCGATGAAGATGCTGTTATGCAGAAAATCAGTGGTGGCGTCTCCATCGCCGGGATTAACGACATCATTTCCTGTGACGATTTCTACCGTTTCCAGCAGCGCGGCATGATCAAAATCACTGACTCATACGGCGTTCAGACTACAGAGTCAGGCTATAGCATTGATTTTGTTGGTACCTATACGGACCCACTGAAGCATGCGGTTTACCCGGATCGCCGTGACGGCGCGCTGAAGTCGTCAATTGCTAAATGGGTGCTTGGTATGATGTCGGAAGGGAATAACCGCCAGGTCCGTTTGGCAGAAGTATTCCTGACTGAACTGTTTGGATCCAATTATAGCGATGTAATCGCGTCATACGGAGATACGCTATCCCCTGAAGCAATTCAGGAGAAAATAGCGGATGCGATCGCAAAAATGCCGGAGAAAACAAGTCAGGGGGCTACTCGTAACGGGGATTCTGAACTTGAGGTCACCAATGCCATTTTCGGTACCAATGAGTTCCGGGCGTCAGATTATGAGATCACCACAACACAGTTTGGTCCCATTGGCATTTACAGCAATAAAGACGAGATCAAGCAGGCAATGGACGCAGCAAGCGCGCGCATTGCAGCAGAACGGAAAGCCAATCTGAATCATGCAGTCGCCGCGCTGACTCAATCGTGGGTAACAGCAATCAGGGAGGCCGCCACCACAGGGAAAATCACACCGGCAATTGCGGATGTCGTAAACGACGGCTCTAAATTTATGGATGCCTATCAAATGGATGCGGTGCAGTTGCCATCAGCCTATGGCCAACTCAGCTATCGCATGACCTACAACCTGGTATCAATGTTTTCCGACCTTGCCATCCTTGGGCTGGTGGCTCTTAACGATGTTACGCCGGAATTGCTCAGCATGCGCAAGAATCATGTGGAGATATTGCAGAGAATTAACACGGTTCTTGCCGGGCGCACCGATGAAGAGAAACAGGCCGACGCTGATCGGATAAACCTGGCCCTTGGCAACATCACGGAGGAAGAAATTGCCGCCAGAAACGAGAAACAAGAAGAGTTATCATCAATACAGGGTGATGCCACCAGCATAGCTCAGTCTCTTGGTCTGAATTATCGCGTATCCACCGCCGACCTGAAGATGATGTACGCACCAAAATTCGCCGCTGGCGAGGTATTTGGGCTTCAGGAGGCGTCCGGCATGAAAGGCATTCTTTTCCGTGCGAAAGACGCAATCAAGGCGAAATTCGGCGCTCGCTGGCTGCCAGCGAAGGCAAAGAACAGCGATTTCCCGGGTAACTGGTGGATTATCGAGACAAAACACAACGTGGCGGACGTTCTGGCCGTCATCCAACAATACGCATAACAGGAGCGCCCGGTTCGCCGGGCGTCGCATAATATGGCCACACTATCTGATACAATAAAACCGAATAAAACATATCTTGAAGCGGTACTCCGTACAGCGTTGTTAGGAAAGACAGAAGACGAATACGTTGATTTCTTCCTGTCAGGGCTACGCGGGCGATTACTGAAAAATCCCCGTCTGTACCGCAGCTATGGCCCATACTGGCCGGAAATTAAAAAATTATTACTGGAGCGCGGTTATGGTAATTTCGGTCGTCTCGTTGACCGTGACGTTCGCAAAATTTACCGTTATGACCGCCCGGCGCTAACACTCATAGCCGCGACGCTCTACAGCCAGGAGCGTTTTGATAATGGTCAGATATACTCAGCCTGGCATTTACTGCCAGTGCCTGAAGAAGTTGACGACCAGGACTATGAGTTTGAGTCTTACGATTTGGAAGTTGAAGCCTTGGCACAGGCTGGAGAGAAAACTTGAAAAAGCGATACTACACAGTAAAGCATGGGACGCTACGAGCATTACAAGAGTTTGCTGACAAGCATAACGTTGAGGTGCGCAGGGAAGGGGGAAGTAAAGCTCTGCGCATGTACCGCCCGGACGGGAAATGGCGGACGGTCGTCGATTTCAAAACTAACAGTGTTCCCCAAGGTGTCCGCGATCGGGCATTCGAAGAATGGGAGCAGATCATCATAGATAACGCATTGCTTCTGAATGCTGATTAATAATCATTTAAAGCCCATATGATATGGGCTTAAACAACAGGATCGACATACAGTGTTAGTTAAATATATAGGCGAGAGTTATATGGATAAACCTTGGCCGGGCATGCACATTAGAACATCTTGTCTGGAGGATGGTTTCTTTAGAGCAACGCAACCAAAGTATCTTAATGATCCGTCGAGTGAGTCGCGACTTCTTCCATTTTTTAATAAATTTTCACCAGCCGATTACGCATGGGCTAGAAATGAATTTAAGAAAATGCAACGAGATCCATCTTATGTCCCATCTATACAAGAGTTAGAGTATTATTTAAAACCTTGCGGGAAACGATACGGAGAGGATTTTCCACACTTGTTAATCAATGAAGGTTTTACCTCAATGGATTCATATGATGAATCTAAACTCCAAGAAATAGTAACGTACCTTAACGATTATTTAGTAGAAGCCGTAAGCTGTCATCTTGGTGTGTTCTCTCTATCAAAAAGTGATTGCAATCTACACATGTGGACTCATTATGCATCGATAGGAAAGGGGTTTGCTGTAGTTTTCGATGAAACACACGATTTTTTCAAAATATATCGGCCGTGTGATGTTAGTTATAATCCAGAAGATAGAGCATCTGTAACCTATTATAAAGGCGCTGTGCGATTTAATGGCTATCCTGCGCCATCGAGGAATATAGATATAAAGAATAAAGATAATACATTGCATGGGATCTTAAATCGAGATTCAGTTCGCGAGCTTTTTATTAATAGGCTTCTTTATACAAAAGGTGAAGAGTGGCTTCCTGAAAATGAAAGTAGAATTATTTTTCCATTGGCTGATTGCGAGAGAAAAATAGGAAGCATTGTCTCTCCATCGATTGATGACTGCCTATTAAATGAGTATCCTGATGTTTTTCATGACTATCATGAAATTAACTTAAAGAAAATTCCTTTTTCTGCATTCAAGCAAATTACCTTAGGGTATAACATGACTGAAAAAGATAAAAATATAATTTTAGATAAAGTTAGTTCGAATAAAGAATTGTCTCACGTCAACGTATTACATTCAAAACTTGATATATACGGAAAGGTTGTGGTTAAGCCCATGTAATAATACGCTTATGTCTACACTTCATGATAAATACCTTCCTTAACTTAGGAAGGTTAGTTGTAGGTTTACGCAGAAAGTAACAAATAACCTTCGTAGGTTATAGAATATTATTCTTTCCGGTGAGTATTCCTTGAGGAACTCTAGCGCATCCCATAATTTGAGTTTTCTTGATGATGTTTATATATGACGCTATCAGCGATGAGTCATCACGACTATCCACTTCACAAGCCATTGCCCTGATGTAGTCGGCGCTGGCAACGTTGTTGTATTCCGTCGCAAAGCAACAGAGTAACGTCAGAACATGCTCTGTCGTTATTTCGCTCCAATTGATGTTGAAAAATTCATCGCCTTTTTTATCGTGTTCGGAATCGAAGATGCTTTGGTGGAGGATGTATTTGCCGGATTCCTTGCGCGGTAACTTGATTGCTTTCTGGCGTTCCAGCTCCTTATAAATCTGCATTGCCTCAATTAGTACCGGCCTGCCGTTCATGAAGGGATCGCGCAACCTTACACGCTGGCCAACTCGACCAGTAATAAAGCTGTTTTCCTCTTCCACCAGCACGATAAAACCCTTTTCCTCTTTTTCTCGCAATTCGCGCAGCAGCTGGAGTTCCATGTCGCGGCGGCGTTCAGGGTAGCTGGTCCGCTCAGCCATTATCAGCTCGTTATTGATCCATGCAGCAGTCATTGACGCCGGTTTGCCGACGCTCATCGAAACAACGCATATTTTCTTATCCATAGCGCCCCTACAAAAAAGAAAAGCCACCAGCGGCGGCTTAGCAATACAACTGAAGGTAGCGCCCGGTACTCAGACTGTGCCGTCCATGGAATATTTGAAAAGGGATCCATCCGTACCGGGCGTGTGATGATTCTGACTGAAGTCACTTGTCAGTTGTCAATCATTTATCATTAAAAATAATATATTTATTAGTGCATGATGTTTGCCATCTCATGGCGTCAGCCAGTAACTCCATCTCTGACTTGTTCAGCAGGGTGAATTCTTTCTTGCCTCCAACCACACCATCGGCATGAACAGGGACCAGCCAGGGGTATTTTGCTCTTACTTCAGCCGGTGCTGCATGCTGGTGGTGCCATCTACAAAGTGGCAATTGCTTTTTATGACAACCCGGCGCGGTACGACCAGCGATATGGTGCAGAGACACCTCATTAGATATTACTCCATGCATATAGCAGGCAATGCAGGGGAGAGCGCCAAGAGCATTGGCGATGCGCCGTTCCTCCGCCGTTGGTGTTCTCCCCTTCAAGCCACGAGATTTTATTTTTACAGCGCTTTTCCGCGTTTTGCTGGCTGGTGGGCGCTCTTTCTGTTTAGCGATACGGCGGTCGATAGTATCTCGCATTTTCTGATATTGAGATTCTCGCCAGACCGGATCAGCCAACTTCTCCCGTTGCCGAGCGATCGCTCGTTCTCTGGCTGCCTTCTGCCACTTGCGGCACTGTTCAATTTTTTGTTCGATTGTTTTCATATGGTCAAAAAAAAGGCGGCCTAATGGCCGCCTATGATGTCAAGGAGTTAAGTAATGGCACGTCTTCGTAGTTGACAAAAACTGCGGCTCAATTATAGCAATCAATTAGAGCAATGGTAGATATTTTGTTTATCGCGAATCACATTTTTTCACTTCAGTACCTGTGTGCTATACTCCTTCTTGATTGATTGGATGCGGAATACAAACCCGCTCTTTTGTGCAGCCTGGCTCCTTGCCAGGCTTTTTTTTATTTCATCATGGAAGCTGTTAACGCTTTGGACCTTGCTGAACTGATTGTGAGGGCTTTGTTAACGAGCCCCAGAAATTCGACAAACTCAGACATCACTTTACCAAGACCGCGCCGTGCTTCTTCCTCGGTGGCATTCATTACGAAATGTTCAGCACTACGCATACTTTTGACAGGAAACGCAACGGATATTGAGTCAATATCAGGCATTCTATCGCTCAGCTTTACAGTGACAATGACGGCTGGCGACTGAATATTAGTGCTTACAGACAGCACTACATATTTTCCGTCGATGTTGAAATCCTTTCTCATATGCCACCATAAATATCAAATAATTAGAGCAATTTATTATGCGTTGACGGCTAATCACCATCTTCCAGCAGGCGCACCATTGCCCCCGTTTCACTATCCAGATTACGGATATAGTTCATGACAATATTTACGTTGGTCCAGCCACCAGCTTGCATGATCTCCGGTATTGAAACTCCGGCGCGGGCCATATCTCGCGCGGCTCCGACACGGGCACTGTGTCCAGACCAGGCCAGGTACCTCTGACCAGAGTCATCCTTAGCCCCGTAAATCAATCGGTGAGTTGCTTCAAAAATCCCTTCCAGGGCGCGAGTTGATAGCTGGCTGGTGGATGATGGCGAGGCAACACCATTTTTTCTGACCCGGCAAAACAAGTAGTTATTCGGATCATCAGCCACACCAGAGACAGAAATCCATCGCTCGACCAGTTTAGTTACCCCCAGGCTAAGTGCCTTCTCTACACCTGCGGTGCTAACCAGCGTTTTCGTTCTGCCAATATGGATTAACATTCTCCCACCGTCAGTACGTGAGATATCTTTAACCCTGATCCTGGCAATTTCGGCTATACGTAACAGGGTGTTATAAGCAATCCCCAGAAATGCCAGATTACGTATATCCTGGCAGCGATCGCTATTTTCCATGAGTGAACGAACCTGGTCGAAATCAGTGCGTTCGAACGCTAGTGCCTGTTTTGCACGTTCACCGGCATCAACGTTTTCTTTTCGGATCCGCCGCATGACCAGTGAAACAGCGTTGCTGTCACTTGGTCGTGGCAGCCCGGACCGACGATGAAGCATGTTTAGCTGGCCCAAATGTTGCTGGATAGTTTTTACTGCCAGACCGCGCGCCTGAAGATATAGAAGATAATCGCGAACATCTTCAGGTTCTGCGGGAAACCATTTCCGGTTATTCAACTTGCACCATGCCGCCCACGACCGGCAAACGGACAGAAGCATTTTCCAGGTATGCTCAGAAAACGCCTGGCGATCCCTGAACATGTCCATCAGGTTCTTGCGAACCTCATCACTCGTTGCATCGACCGGTAATGCAGGCAAATTTTGGTGTACGGTCAGTAAATTGGACATTTAACACTCAGATAATGGTTTTAAGTAAAGTGTACAGGATCGGCTCTGCCTTTACCTGTTTATGGTTCTCGTCATAGAAACGCCAGCGACCGCGCGTGCGTTCTATTTTCTCTTCACCGCGCGATAATGACAGTTGACAACTATCACAATCAAACCCTTTTGCCCGCCAGTAACCACGGTTTTTCTCAAGCTCAATATGAGTGGACACTTTAGCAGCTGAATATCCCATTTTTCACCTCTGATTGATTGGTGGTGCTAAGTGCGCTACGCGAAATCTGGAGCACTAACACTGCCAACATTTCGCAGATTTTACGTAGCGCAACCTTGATCAAATGATCACTATTTGACCTGATAAGGTATTGAACTGTATGGATTTACAGGTAAATTGATCATGTTCAATAACCCTTAAGATAACTTCGTATAATGTATGCTATACGAAGTTATTAGGTCTGAAGAGGAGTTTACGTCCAGCTGCGCATAAAAATCAATAATTATTAGAGCAATAAATTTTGAGAGAAAAATCCCACTCCACCAGCCAAAAACTGGATTGTTTTTCATGGTTGTTTGACAATTGCTCTAATAAATTATAGTTTTGCCGCCGTTACGTAATACGACTTTGGATTCACTATTTAATGTGTCTTCAGCGTTGTAGAGCGGCTCAGAAGGAAATGAGCAAACAGGGAAACCTTATACAACGGCATTACAGCTATGGAAGGTGCGAATAAGCAGGTCATTTCTTCCCAAGTTGACTCGCTGATTAAAATTTCGCGGATCTGGGCCGATTTTTTTCCCGCAAACACATCGAATCAGCCTATTTAGGCTATTTTTTCCACCATTTCTGGCGTTATTTCCGGTTTTTACTGAGATCTCTCCCACTGACGTATCATTTGGTCCACCCGAAACAGGTTGGCCAGGGTGAATAACATCGCCAGTTGGTTATCGTTTTTCAGCAGCCCCTTGTATCTGGCTTTCACGAAGCCGAACTGCCGCTTGATGATGCGAAACGGGTGCTCCACCCTGGCACGGATGCTGGCTTTCATGTATTCGATGTTGATGGCCGTTTTGTTCTTGCGCGGATTCTGCTTCAAGGTTTTTACCTTGCCGGGACGCTCGGCGATCAGCCAGTCCACATCCACCTCGGCCAGCTCCTCGCGCTGTGGCGCTCCTTGGTAGCCGGCATCGGCTGAGACAAATTGCTCCTCTCCATGAAGCAGATTACCCAGCTGATTGAGGTCATGCTCGTTGGCCGCGGTGGTGACCAGGCTGTGGGTCAGGCCACTCTTGGCATCGACACCAATGTGGGCCTTCATGCCAAAGTGCCACTGATTGCCTTTCTTGGTCTGATGCATCTCCGGATCGCGTTGCTGCTCTTTGTTCTTGGTAGAGCTGGGTGCCTCAATGATGGTGGCATCCACCAAAGTGCCTTGGGTCATCATGACGCCTGCTTCGGCCAGCCAGCGATTGATGGTCTTGAACAATTGACGGGCCAGTTGATGCTGCTCGAGCAGGTGGCGGAAATTCATGATAGTGGTGCGATCCGGCAGGGCGCTATCCAGGGATAATCGGGCAAACAGGCGCATGGAGGCGATTTCGTACAGGGCATCTTCCATGGCACCGTCGCTCAGGTTGTACCAATGCTGCATGCAGTGAATACGCAGCATGGTCTCCAGCGGATAGGGCCGTCGGCCATTGCCCGCCTTGGGATAAAACGGCTCGATGACAGCGGTCATATTCTGCCATGGCAGAATCTGCTCCATGCGGGAGAGGAAAATCTCTTTTCGGGTCTGACGGCGCTTAGTGCTGAATTCACTATCGGCGAAGGTGAGTTGATGGCTCATGATGTCCCTCTGGGATGCGCTCCGGATGAATATGATGATCTCATATCAGGAACTTGTTCGCACCTTCCCTATGCATTGCTCATCTTACACACAGCGCAATGTTGTTAGATTACCCCAGCATGGATCATGGGTGAAACAGTAGGTCAGAGCTTCAGGCTCTGTGTTGTCAATACAGTGAGGCATAATTATGGCTTTCATTCAACCAACCATCGACGACGTTAGACATTGCTCTAACGCTTTATCTGTAGACCCTGCCGAAACCGACGCAGCCCGCGCCATTGCTGAACACTACTCAAAGATATTCAATCAGGAGTACCGCATCACCCAAGACGACCTGGATGACCTCACTGACACAATCGAATATCTCATGGCAACTAACCAGTTAGACTCACAATAAATGCACTAATAAATCTATTATTTTCGTTTGATCCCTCTATAATATAGGTCAGTAATGACCGGTTTTCTCAGCCGGGCGTTATTGACCATGTCAATTCTGGAGGAGGATCAATGATAAATTATGTCTACGGCGAACAACTGTACCAGGAGTTCGTCAGCTTCAGGGATCTCTTTCTAAAAAAAGCTGTTGCACGCGCCCAACATGTTGATACAGCCAGCGACGGTCGTCCTGTACGCCCGGTTGTCGTTCTACCGTTCAAAGAAACTGACAGCATTCAGGCTGAAATTGATAAATGGACTTTAATGGCGCGGGAACTGGAACAGTACCCAGACCTCAATATCCCAAAGACTATTTTATATCCAGTGCCTAACATCCTTCGCGGTGTGCGTAAGGTTACAACTTATCAGACAGAAGCTGTGAACAGCGTCAACATGACCGCTGGCCGCATTATTCATCTGATTGATAAGGACATTCGCATCCAAAAAAGCGCGGGGATCAATGAGCACAGTGCGAAATACATAGAGAACCTGGAAGCAACAAAAGAGCTAATGAAGCAGTACCCGGAGGATGAAAAATTCCGTATGCGCGTACACGGCTTTAGCGAAACAATGCTGCGCGTCCACTACATTTCCAGTAGCCCTAACTACAATGATGGTAAATCAGTTAGTTACCATGTGCCACTGTGTGGCGTGTTTATCTGCGATGAAACTCTCCGTGATGGAATTATCATCAACGGTGAATTCGAAAAAGCAAAATTTAGCCTTTATGACTCCATAGAACCGATCATCTGCGACCGCTGGCCGCAAGCAAAAATATATCGCCTGGCAGATATTGAAAATGTAAAAAAACAAATTGCCATCACTCGCGAAGAGAAAAAGGTTAAGTCAGCCGCATCAGTTACGCGCAGCCGTAAAACCAAGAAGGGGCAGCCAGTAAACGACAACCCCGAAAGCGCGCAATAAATTATGCCCGGCATCAACCGGGCATTCTTCCATTATTCAGCCGCCACCGGTTTTAACAAGCCAGCATCGAGCAGTTTACGCGTCAACCACTGCTGGCCTTTACCCGTTAATTGAGGCGTCAACCGTATCTGGTAGCCATCTTCATCATCCAGCACCACTTCTTTCACCGTGAAATACCCCGCGTTGATGTACTGCTGGAACGGTACATTTTTACGGCCTCCGGACGCTATCAGAATGCCGTTCTCCCGTAACCAGGCAAACTGCGCATTTTGTTTAAGTCCAACGACCTTTGCAAAATTCCCAATCAGGATCCCTTTAGCTACTGATACCCGGTCGGCAAAATCGACTTTAGAAGCGGCGGCCACCAGCTGCTGATTTAGCTGGTGGGCTTTCTGTTCCAGAAGTTGCTTTTGTTCAGCTAACTCGGCAGCCAGGCGCAGAGCTTCTGGAAGCGTCTGGGGGATTGCGACCGGTTGCTGTTCTTTTTGTCGGAAGTAGCTGTCTTCCAGTTTTTCAAAGAATGCCCATGCCTGATCGGTTTCGAGCATTTTAGCGTGACGGGCAGCTCCTCGTTCTGTCCAGAGGATGAGAGAGCGCGCTTTGGGGGAGACTGGATTTTGTGAGTAGTTTAAAGCTACCCGCAAATTTTTCAGCTCATCGCCAATAACCTTGAAAAAGTGCTTCGCTTCAACAAAGCGTACTTTGTTCTCATGATGATTCTGGCGAATGCGAATCGCTTCTGTACCATACCCCTTAGCAAGAGTTTCGGTTGTTACGACACGCACTCCCTGCCACTCCAGAACGGGAATTTCATCCGACTGATTTTGAACAACCACCAGCTCTGATTCCTGAACTGAAGGTGCATGAACTTTTTCTGATTTAACGTTAGTAGCTTTCATTCTGTGTGCCTCCTTGCGTGCTTCGGCTGCGACGGTTGCGTAATTCAGATGCCCCTGTTCGAGCAGGTATTCGCGGATATCAGACAGCAGGATGCGGTGAACTGCGTTCTTGTCCTTTCTCCGGTAAAGTTGTTTGGTGATCATGAAGTAGTTGGCAATAACGCCCGGTATATCCCTGGTACTGATACAGGCAGTGTGCTGTTCAATTGCCTCGATCATCTCTTCACGGGTAACTAATGACGTTCTCATAGTCCCTCCTGAGCAGAAGCGTTAACAGGGAGGCACCAGTAACTGAGAGAATTGCGCAAATCGGTTGAAAAGCGGGCAGAGAAAATGCAGGGAGCGTCAGGAAGCTGAGAACGGGCCTCATCTTCTGTCGGTGCAATAACGAAGTGATAGTGACGTTTTTGGCAGGAGTAAAAGCGCCAGATAAATTCAGGATGAATTGGGGTAGGGACAGTAGCCAT